ATGTACTCAATAAAAAAAGTAACCATGCTCTTGGGGTGCCTCGCCCTCACCTGCTCGATCGCATTTCAGGCGAGTGCAACTGAAAAATTCAAGGTCATTACAACATTTACCATCATCGCAGATATGGCCAAAAACGTGGCTGGAGATGCTGCAGAAGTCTCATCCATAACCAAGCCCGGTGCAGAAATTCATGAGTATCAGCCTACCCCTGGCGATATTAAACGTGCGCAGGGGGCACAACTGATTCTCGCCAATGGTATGAATCTGGAATTGTGGTTCCAACGCTTTTACCAGCATCTTAATGGGGTTCCAGAAGTAATTGTCTCTTCGGGTGTGACGCCAGTAGGGATCACTGAAGGCCCCTATGAGGGCAAACCTAACCCCCATGCCTGGATGTCGCCAGATAATGCTCTGATTTACGTCGATAATATTCGTGATGCGTTGATAAAATACGATCCGGCAAATGCACAAACCTACCAACGTAATGCCGATACTTATAAAGCCAAGATTACCCAAACCCTTGCCCCCCTGCGTAAGCAGATTGCTGAACTCCCTGAGAATCAGCGATGGATGGTCACCAGTGAAGGGGCTTTTTCTTATCTCGCACGCGATTTGGGGCTAAAAGAGCTTTATCTGTGGCCGATTAATGCCGATCACTGTCCAGCACCGGCGTACTGTTCAGCAGCACGCTTTTTAATCCGTCCACCGGACCTTCAATCGGCCCTTCGCTGATGGCGTCTATCACGCTCAGCATCTGGGATGATTTCAGGTTGTCCTTCGCTTCGCGCGGGGTATGCCCCTTACTGCTGCCTTTACCCATTCCTCACGCTCCATAAACGACAAAACCGCCCGCAGGCGGTTTCACATAAAACGTTTTTCATCAACGACCAATCACCACAACCTGACCACCGTCCCCCTCGTCTGCCGTGCTGATCTCCTGAGAAGCCACCCGCGACCCCACGCGCATTTCACCGTACAGAACAGGCAGAACATTGCCCTGGGCAACCATGTTATCCAGTGAGGAGAAATAGGTGTTCTGCTTACCGTTATCCGTTGTCTGTGTACGGGGAGTTCTGGCTTTCGGTGCCAGCATCTGGGCCACACCACCGAGCACCATACTGGCACCGAGAGAAAACAGGATGCCGGTCATACCACCGGCCCCAATGGCTGCCCCCCACGCTGCAAGGGTGGCTCCGGCAGTAAAGAATGATCCGGCAATGGCGGCTGCTCCCAGGACAATCTGGAATATCGTAGGTGCTTCATCTGCTGCGGTAATGCTCAATTGAACCTGGATAATGTCGGTATTACCCCCATCAGGCCATTCACCTGACACCTGAACCTTCGGGAAACTGAAAGTGTATGCCCCCTCTCCATTCGAAAGCGTGAAGCTGAACGGAACTGTTTCTCCAGTCAGTGTTTTACTCCAGATTTCCCACGCGGCTTTAGACCATGAAAGCGTCACCGTACCGGACGGTGTAAAAGTAGTCGGAATATTTGCTCCTGCATAAGGCGAGCCAGTCCCGATACAACGCTGTGTCTGGAGTTTGTTATCGAACTGAATATCAAAACTGTCGATACAAAAACCGTTACCTCCGGCAACACCATTCAGGCTTACTGCTGAAACCTCCTTAAACGAATAACGTAGCTTTCCTGCACTATCCACAGGTTCGCCTTTGATAAAATTCGTATCATCGGCCTTTGATTCCCAGTCCAGTCCGGCAAAGGTTACGGTCGCTGTAATATCGCCGTCGTTAGGGATCTGCATTTTCCATGAGCCAACCTGCGCTCCTCTGACGACAGAGGCAATTCCGACATCGGACGCATAGGTCGCCAGAGAAAATGTTATTCGCTCATTCCCCATTGTCAGAGAATCGCCTGACCATTCCGCGCCGAAACAGGATGCAAGAAAATCATCATGTTGACCCCAGCGAAATTTGGTACCAACATCACCGCCGACATCCACAGTGCCAGGCGTCGCCCCCTGAGCCATCCGGGAGCCACCAATCTCATTATTTTCGCTTTTATTCTGGGTGGGTTTTACTCCCCAGCTTGTGCGTTTTAATAAACTCCAGTCACCACTTGCTGGCGTAGTGCCTGCAACCGTCTCCCGGATAAATGCCGAGATAACCTTTGCACCTGAACTCACAGGAGCCTCCTATGTCATTAATTGCGCTAGAGCGCGCGATATGGAATTTGAAGATTAAGCTGGAACCAGCCATTCTTTTCGCCAACGGCTATTGAGGAAACAACCTGGTAACTGAGACGATCGTCATCCTGAAACTCAAACAGTTCCCGCAATTTATCGGCTGTCTCAGTAATGAGTTTTGAACCAGAACCTGCGGGGACAAATAACTGAATAATGATTATCCCCGTGCGATAAACAACCGGCCCCGCGCCAATTTCATTAACTCCAGCCTGCCCGGGAATATTACTTAAACGCGCCCAGATTAACTTACCGGAAGGATCGAACGTTGGCCCGTTCGGATACAATACGTCTTTTCCATCAATAACCGTCTGTGCCGTCATTCTGGAAATGACCGTATTTCTGATTTCAGTAAACGTCATTTGTAAGCCTGTAAAACACCATTAAAAGCGTTGGCATACACGCCAGTTGGCGCTTGTTGTGAATGACCGTTTTCAAGAGCCTCTGCATAAGGAAGGTTATTCTGGATATAAATAATTCCGTAATTTGCAGCTTTCGAAATAACTCCGATCCCACGCTGAACCGCAATCGTACCGTTCGGATCCACGTTATCAGATATACCAAAATCGGGATACTGTAACGACACCATGTTGTTATTTCTGAAACGCCCGGTATCAACCGGAGCAGCAATATCAATAGCAGTAAGAATCTGAATAGCGATGTAGCGAATTTTCAGCCCCACATCTTCCTCAATCATCCCGGCAAATATTGACGGTTCGATATCCCATGCCTTTGCCATTTACGCTCTCCTTAACTGGATTGAGTAAACTGATGCGGAAGGATCTACACTCGCTGTAATTACCTCGTATCGTTGCAACTGCCTTGATACAGAATCATAAATCTCAATAATATGACCGACAGCGGGTTTATCCGTAACCTCGCATACCAGAGCAGTTAATTTAAGGTCACCATGCAAAATATTAATCCCATCAATTCTGCCCAGCTTATAACGCGTCAACACGCCTCGCCCGGTATAGGTTGCTGTGGATTCACCGCCAGTTTCAGTCACAGGATCCCAGTTCCGGTACGTAACGTAAGAACCAGAAAAATCACTCACGACGTCTGCTAAATCCTCATCAAAAGCAGCGGCAACCTCTGACTGAATCTCTTCACGAACCCCCATCATCCCCCCCTCACAACCCTGACTTGTGAGCGACTAAGTCCGTACGGTTTCAGCAGTGCTATCGCAAGCTGTAAATCGGGTTCAAGCAATGCAGTGCTGTTTGCTGGCAATTCAGCAAATGATTTCGATACACTGACCCCGTCAGCCGACACGGCTTTACTGATAATAACGCCTGAATCATTTTTCTGCTGAAACAACTTACCGACAGAGGCAATTCTGGCTGCATATGCTCCCGCAAGTTTTACCTCTTCCGGAATACGGGATGGGTTAATTTTCAGGCTGAAGCCATTAAGCCAGGCATTAGCCATTAAAACAGCTTTATTTTTAGCGTTCTCACTCGTCCAGGCGTTCCCAAACGCATTATCAACGTCATCACAGGTCACGTAAGTGATCATGTGTTACTCCTGAGTTTTCCAGCCCAGAGCCTTCCAGTTGTCAACTTCATCAGGATGAACATTAGCGATAGTTGGTGCGCCGGGAAACATCTGATAATCGGTCACCATAACCACTAACTCAATTTGCGTTTTTTGTGGCTCCTGAATTTGCTCCACATTTTGCTCCACCACTGCATTTTTTTGCGCGGCTTCACGCTGTGCTCTTTGCTCTTTAGTTAATCCGGCCATATACCCTCCATTAAAAATGGGGCCGAAGCCCCATTTGGATGTTTAACCAAGAATCAGACAACCATGTGCCGGTTTCACTGACGAAACACCCCATGCCAGTCCAACTTCATAGCGCACCTGGCGATACTGACGATACAGTGCAATCTGGAACGTAATCCCTGAAATCGGGTCCGTAACATTCATTACATCATCAGCATTATCGCCACCTTCCGGCATTGCCGGAGTACGGGATGCCAGCAGAAACGCGTTGCGATCAAACGCCATATTTGCAGTAAAAGAGCCAACAACTGTGATTGCAGTATCATCGGCCAGATCCTGACGCAGTCCCGGCGCTGCAAGAGTAATCAGATTGCTGGTCGCTGCTGCCACAACATACTGATTCGGATCGCCAGCGAACGTAACAATCTGACCTGCAGAAATACTCCCCGAACCAGTATCAATGGAAATAAGAACATCGCCTTCTTTTTTCTCGCCATTCACGAGATAACCTGTTGCAGCAACCTTTGGCGCTCGTTTTACACCTGCCGAACTGTGAATATTGAATCCCTCCAGACGCCCCAACACGCCCTCACGCAGTAGCTGTTCAGTGCCGGATTCATTCACTTTAAACAATACAGACTGTTTTCCGCGCAAATTAGCAATGGCAGTGGAACCAAGCACCATCTGCAGATCTGTTGTCGGTGCGCCGTTATCCTCCAGAACCTGACGAGCCAGAGCAGCATCAGAAAGATCATCTTTAACACCAAACGGCGTTGTCCCTGCGGTTCCCACGGCGCGGGAAGCACCGAAATACAACGCACCAAGATCAGCCTCAACCTCGTTTGCAAGGGCGCGAAAAGCCTGCTTGAACTGATCAGCCAGAATGGTGTTGTAAGTCCCTGAAGGGCCAAGAGCCAGTTGTTCTTCACCATTCCATTTAACCGGCGCCATTTTGGATTTAGTAATTTTTACATCAACAGTGCCAATATTTTGATCACCGGTATTCGGAGCTGACGGCCCCGGTACGATATCTTCGGTTTTCGCCTCAGGCGCAACTGGCGCGGTTACCGTCTGATCTTTTGCTGCGGCGTCAGCTTTTGCGTTTTTTGCTACCGCAGGGATAAAACCTACCTGCTCACGGGATACAACATCCAGGGCGGTGTAAATAGTCGGGATCAACCCGGTCAGGGTATTTCCAGCCATAATTAAATATTCCTTAAAAATTTGCGTAATTGTGAATAGATGGAGTAATGAGCTATCCAGCCCTGACACCAGCTCCCATCCGGAAGCTGACAAATGTGTTAATCAACAATTGTGATACCGTCTTTCAATGCGTTTTGCTTACCTGCAACATCCAGTGCATCAAAAGCAGAGCGTTTCATCGTTTTCTGACCAATATCATGCTGTGTCGGACGGGAGCCGCCGCCATTGTTGCCACTGGCTTTCAGGATGTAGTCTTTCTGAGGGTAATTTTCGACGAGGAACTCCAGCGCCTCATCAAACTGCGCCAGTTCGCCAGGCTTCGCGCGGGAATAAATTTTGTTGCCGGAAGCGTCATAAGCAACGATCTTCCCTTCTTCCACTTTGAATGCCTGCCCGAAGCGGGCTTGTAATAAATCTGCCGGGATCGCAATTTTATCGGCAATATATTTTGAACCCGCAAAACTACCGCCAATCATAGAATCGTAAAGCTGCGTCTCCAGCATCTGAGAGCGTTGCTTTTCTTCATCTAATTGCTGCTGAAAATTTTTCGTAATTTCTGCCTTAACCTGGTCAACCTGTCCCGCATCGATCAGCTTTTTCTGGTCGATTTTTGACAGCATTTCCAGTGCCTCAATCGCCTTCTTCGGGTCTTCGATAGCGGCAAACTTAGCCAGTTTTTCCTCTGCAGCTTCTTTAGCCAGGCGATGATTTTTTGCCTCGCCATTAAGCTCTGTAATTTTTTTTGTCGCCAGCGGTGCATCGAAGCCGATTTCTTTACCATCGTCGTGCACATACCGGGCAAAACATCCGTCAACAGTTCATCAATTTCTGTCGGGATGAAGCCTGTCAGGGAGACATCAAAATCAGCATTGATTAGGTCCGACAGCTCCATCCGCAACAGATCTTCATCCCAGCCAGCATTCATCGGCAGGCGATTATCTGCCAGGCGGTACGCCTTTTTCTGCTCATCCGTCAGGCCAGACAGAACAATGACCGGAACAGAATCCATTTTGAGCATTTCAGCCGCCATAACACGACCGTAACCCGCAATAATTTCGCCCTTTTCGTCAATCAGCACCGGATTAGTCCAGCCGAATTGCTTAATACTTTCTACCAGTTGTGCCACCTGCTCAGTACTGTGCGTCCTGGCGTTGTGCGCATACGGTGACAATTCTTGTAATGGGCGATAGACTATCTTTAATTTCTCGCTCATACAGCCTTGCTTTATGAATAAAACGCACCCCAGCAGCCAGTGCTACTGGGGGCGGAGGTGTTGCTGGTAAAGTTAGGTATTGGATCAATGAGTGAGTCAATATAATATTAAACTCACAATTATAAATCAGCCATATATTAGGAGCGCCAAAAAAAACCTGAAAACAATATAATAACAGGATAAATTTCAAGGCGACCAAGAATCATAGCTATGCACATTAAATATTTTGCAATGTCATTAAGCACTCCGAATGACGATGCAGTAGCCCCAAAACCTAATCCCATATTATTAATACATGCAGCCACTGTTGCAAATGATGTAAGAAAATCATATCCCATACCATTTAACACCAGTATAAAAAACACCGTGAAGAGAGTATAAAGAAAAAAGAAACTCCATACAGACCTCATTACACGATCTGTAACTATCTTCCCTCCTACATTTACACTCAACAACGCTCTGGGATGAGAAAGCTGATTTATCTCGTGTTTGCTTTGTTTGAAAAGTATAAGAAATCGAAGTGACTTAATTCCACCACAAGTTGAACCTATACATCCCCCAAAGAAACTTGACGACAGCAAAAACACTATCGTGTGCGTGGGCCAGTTTGCATAATCCTGCGTAGCTAAACCATTATCAGTGAGCATGGAGCTGGCAAGAAAAAACGAATGAATAAAACTTCCATGCAAGTCATACATACCTATATGCCAGACCTGGAAAGAGGTAACAATGATCACCCCTAAGGCTATTAACAGAAAGAAACGAAGTTCAATATCTCTGATTAAAGGTTTTATCGTTTTCCTGCTAATAACAATATACCAAAGAGTGAAGTTGAAAGCCGATAGCAGGGAAAAAGAACCAGCCACCAGCTCAACCAAATAGTTATTAAAATATCCGATACTCTCGCTATGAGTTGAGAAACCACCAAGCGAAACTGTGGAAATCCCGTGACAAATAGCATCAAACAAAGGCATTCCTGCAAGTCTATAACAGACAATACAAGCAATACCTAATAAAGAATAAGTTATCCACAGTGTCCGTGACGTATCGGCCAGGCGGGGAGTGAGTTTGTCATCCTTAAATGGCCCCGGCATTTCTGACTGATAAAGCTTTGCACCACCAATACCCAATAATGGCAATACAGCAACCGCCAGAACAATAACTCCTAAACCACCTATAAAATTTAACTGTGACCGATAGTACAAATATGCCCGAGGTAATGAACTAACATCATCAATTACAGTTGCTCCTGTTGTTGTTATTCCAGAAACCCCTTCAAACAGAGCATCAATGAACGTTAAATTAAGTTCTGAGTCAATCCATAAAGGGAATGCACTAATAACAGAAAACAAAATCCAAAACATTACAATTATAATAAACCCATCACGGGTACGTAATTGAATGCCAGATTTCTTAGTTGTATACCACGCTCCGCCACCAATGCAAAAAAATATAACGAAAGTTATAAAGAAAACGAACAGGCTTTTTTCTTTATAAAACAATGCTACAACCATTGGTGGCAACATTGAAAGACTATAGAGCCAAACCAGGAACCCACACATATGAGTAACAACTCTTACATGAGATGTATTCATATCTAAATATTCTTTCAATTATAACCACCTTGCTGCAATATTATGATTATACTGTATAAAATTTAACTCCTCTTAGATCTTACTTCACTGTTCCTTATGAAACAATCATCAAAATGAATCATATTGTAGTTAAGATTTTACTTTAAACACTGTTCGGTTATGTATTGCTGAGCACCTTCAAGTTGGGCCTGCATCATTACCAGTCGTTCCCGGAGGGTGAAATAATCCCGTTCAGCGGTGTCTGCCAGTCGGGGGGAGGCTGCATTATCCACGCCGGAGGCGGTGGTGGCTTCACGCACTGACTGACAGACTGCTTTGATGTGCAACCGACGACGACCAGCGGCAACATCATCACGCAGAGCATCATTTTCAGCTTTCGCATCAGCTAACTCCTTCGTGTATTTTGCATCGAGCGCAGCAACATCACGCTGACGCATCTGCATGTCAGTAATTGCCGCGTTCGCCAGCTTCAGTTCTCTGGCATTTTTGTCGCGCTGGGCTTTGTAGGCAATGGCGTTATCACGGTAATGATTAACAGCCCATGACAGGCAGACGATGATGCAGATAACCAGAGCGGAGATAATCGCGGTTACTCTGTTCATTGCTGACCCCACAAACAGATTTCACGCTCAATCTCACGACGAGTCATGAGACCTTTCCATTGCTTACCGCCAGCATATGTCCAGCGACGTAGCTGATCACATGCGCCTTTGATATCGCCCTGGTTTATTTTGCGAAGAAGCGTCGATGTTCTGAAATTGCCAGCACCCACGTTGTAAACGAATGAGTAAAGAGCGCCGCGCGTTGTTTCCGGTATATCGACTTTGATGTACGGGTTAATTTGTCTGGCGACAGTGGCAAGGTCTTTATTCAAGAGTGCATTGCATTCTGCTTTGGTATACGTTTTACCGAGCATGATGTCTTTTCCTGTATGCCCGTGACATACAGTCCATACACCAACAATATCTTTGTATGGTATGTAGCTGACACCTTCCAGACCATCGTTACCACTTGGGCCAGTGATTAACACCGATGCTATAGCAATTGCTCCGCCACCAATAGCAGCAGCAACGGCTTTTCGTAATGATGGAGGCATTATTCACCTCTCGCAGCCTTGCGCTTATCTTCTTTAATCTTGAAATAAAGGTTTGTCAGGTACGTCAGCAGGCCAAAAACCAGACTACCCAGCACACCGATTGCAGCCCACTGTGACGGAGTTACTCTATCGAGCAACTGTAAAAACCAGTAGCCAGCACTGCCTGCGGAGGTGCCATAGGCGACACCCGTTGTTAACTTATCCATGGATTTCATAACCCCCACCTCGCAGATGCGGGCCTGTGTAATGGAAACAAAAAATGGCCACCAGCGGCCCGTAAAAAACACCCCGTCAAAAGCACCGGCATCCGCAGATGCCCTTTGCGTGGCGTTATTTGATGCGCGCCAGATGTGGCGCAAAGAAATGAAATAAGACTTATCGAAAATTAAGGTTAATTTGATGATTTAAACCACTTCTGAAGCTTAGTAGTATGAACATGTCCCCAGAAGGGGGCCAATACTTATGAGTCTTCATGGACTTTGTCCCGCGGCGTTAATCCGACGGCCGCGCTTTTTTTTGCGCCATATTCATCGCTAACTTACATGGCATTGCCACACGGGCATTATCAGTGTCCGTGTTTCTTTTTTTAGGGTTCAGAATAAAAAAAACCGCCCGGTGGAGGCGGTAAAGGATGTATTTCCAGGTTTTGCTTAGTATATGATTAATCTCAATGTCATTTTTAGCGATGTTTACAACATCGGGATGGCACATCACCGGCCCTGCAAGGAAATACAAAATCTCCACCGATAATGCACCATTCTGCTGCCGTAAAAAAATCAGCACTGAGGCTACACCTGGCCTCAAATCATAGCCAGAGAACAGAATGCTTTTTCGAAACAACCTGCTCCCACGTAATAAAAATACGCCAGTGCTGCAATACAATAAGGCTTATTTCAAATGCTGGAGCGGGTAGCGGGAATCGAACCCGCATCATCAGCTTGGAAGGCTGAGGTAATAACCATTATACGATACCCGCATATGGTGCCGACTACCGGAATCGAACTGGTGACCTACTGATTACAAGTCAGTTGCTCTACCTACTGAGCTAAGTCGGCACAGAACCGCCACCGAGGTATCGAACCTCACACCTACCACTTAAATGATGGTCGGCTCTTCCCGATGAGCAGATGGCGGTGTTCCCTTAATGGGATAGCTGTATTCAGTAATCCGTTATTCGAATACACCATCGAAGGAACAAGCGCATTATATACATTCACGATTCGTGTTATTAGCTAATTGCGCACAACACAGCTTCATTTAACGAAATGCCCCCCAGAAACAACAAAACCCGCTCAATGGCGGGTTCTGGTAAAGTTCATGCGCTTGGTTCGCCTCGCGATACAGCTTTGCGAAGCATACCGGAATTGAAGCAATTTATGCGTAAAAAATCAAGCTATTTTTTGAGCAAATGATTCTCGCATGGGAATATACAGGGCATATTCAGCAACGGCTAACCAATTAGCAATTCGCTTTTCGCATGTGCTAAAACACCACTCTGGGTGTGCATCATTTAGCAATTCAGCCATTTTGCGTTTGGTCATCCCCCGCCCCTCATACCGTTGCCGAAGGACGCTAATCAATCCTGGATGCTCTGCCAGCACCTCACTTATGACCCGATCAATACATAACGCCTCTGCATCAGTACAATGCGCCAGCCAGCTCTTTTGCTTACCGTTAATCATATCCCGCAAAAAAGCCTCAAGTTCAGACTTGTTCAGGCCTGCTTTTTTCATCCTCCGGAGCGCCTCGTTAATTGCCGTTTTTGTCAGCTTTTTAGAGCCCAACAACTGGTTGAACATATTCCCCGTCTTACCGCCGCCAATATACGACCAGCGCCCCCACATGCGCAGTTTTCCCTGAATCCAGACACTTTCCAGCGTGGTGAGACGAAGGTGTTCCCCGCTTTTACCTGTATTTGTTGGGTAAATCATAAATGACCTTTCTTTCTCCAGATTTCTTGTGTGCGAAAACCCCCTTCAGCATGCATCAGGCGCAATTCTTCTTTGGTGTAATCGCTGGTTTTTACCCGCCCGTCGATTAGATCGTGGCATGAGCTACAGGCTATCGCCGCCTGCATATCGTGTGGTTTTGTCGCTGTTCCGCACGTCCCCGCCAGCCTGTAATGCGCCAGCACAGAGGTTTCGGGATTGTGATTGCAGTAGCCAGGGATTCTGATCTGGCACATCTGGCCTTTAGCCGCTTTACGTAAGTCCACAATGAGCGCCAAGCCGATTAAGGGTGGAAACAATTTTTCTGCACTCCTCTAGCCCAGGGGTACGAAAGTTTGCTTCGTAATTTGCTAGTCGGCTTTGTATCCACCCTAACTGAACAGCGAGTTGTCTTTGAGACAGGCCAAGCTGTTTTCGATATGTTGAAATTTTGTTCATTGAAAACCTCCGACGACAATTTTAAACACATCCTGTGTTATGCGGTCAAGCTGTTTTGTGTTTTATGTGAATCACGATTCGTGATACAAGGATGCAATGGAAAAAGAAAACGAAAAAATTGCCGCTAGTAGGCTCAATGACAAAATTGCAATGCGTCTTAAAGAGCGCAGGCAGAAGCTTGGTTTATCGCAAGGAAAACTTGCTGAAATCTGCGGATGGACGCAATCGCGTATAGGTAACTATGAGGCGGGCAGCAGAAATGTTGGAGTGCATGATGCTGTCGTACTGGGAAAGGCACTGGGCATATCTCCTCCTGAACTCCTGTTTGGAGAAAAAGACTCTTCTGAATTGTGGTTAAATGAATCCCAACGAAAACTTCTAGAGTTGTTTAACCAGCTACCGGGCTCAGAACAACAACGAATGATTGAGCTATTTGAAGTTCGGCTAAAAGAAATCGACGAGTATGTAGAAAAATATTTGAGAGGCAGGCTTAAAGATCCCCCCCCACCGGAGCAATGATCTTGCTATCACAGTAATATGCCTATCAGCCCGCTATCAGCGGGCTTTTTTGTATCATCATCATATGACACCTCACCACAAAACACAATTCGTGTTGACACGGAAAATCATTTTGTGTTTAATAAACATATCCAAACAACGCCCCACCAGAGAACGGCAGGACAATACCTCGAGTTATCCAGCCACTGAACAGGGCTAAGTAGCCAGCCTGAGGCATACGAACATGACGGCAGTTGTTGATTGATACAAAGCGCAGTAGATAAAACGTTCCGCCACCCAGCGTTAAGGGGAGAGATAAGATGGTGCATTATGAAGTAGTTCAGTATTTGATGGATTGTTGCGGTATCACTTACAGCCAGGCTGTGCAGGCTTTACGCAACAACGACTGGGATCTCTGGCAGGCAGAAGTCGCTATACGTAGCAACAAGATGTGAGATTCGCAAAATGCAAAAAATCGACCTCGGCAACAACGAATCCCTGGTGTGCGGCGTGTTCCCCAACCAGGATGGAACGTTCACTGCCATGACGTATACCAAAAGCAAAACATTTAAAACCGAAACTGGTGCGCGCCGATGGTTGGAGAAGCACACAGTAAGCTAACGATTAAAACGTCTACTCCTGCTGTTCCAGAATAACTTCATAAAATGGGAGTATTTTTCGGTGACGAGATAATAAGAACAGTTTGCGCTATCACTCTGATGTTGAATGATGCCCTTCCGTTCTAATTTTTTCATAACCGGGTTACGGCAAGGAGAAGTGATAATAAGATTTCCTGTTTTAAGGAAATCTTTAAATACAGCGATTTCTTTCTCAGATAAACGAAGCAATACTCGTTGCTCTGGTAGTAATGAATAATGCTTTTGAATATGTGCTCGCAATCTTGAGAAGGAAATGGCGACCACGAAAGAAAAGGCAAAAACGATAATCTGAAAGAGCCAAGGTATTTCAGTATAAGCATTGAATGCGACAGTAAACTCTTTCGGTATCAGCCAGAGAGTGAGACCAAAAATGATAATCGTATACATAAGTCTTTCGAGTGGCTCGTTAGCAAAAAGTTTCAACAATGGAGTAAATACATCCAACATATCAATAACTCTCAACTGTAAGGGTATTGAAATGTTAACACAAGCTCTCGCTGTAGGGGTATAGCCGAGACCACCGAAGCCCGGAGGTGGTGAAATAAAACCGGGCACAACACGAAGGCGCATTTCCGATATCCATAAAGAGTCGGTCTTGTCTGTTAAATTTAAATGGTGGGAGTGCGCCTCCGGTTGTAAATAACGACATTGCTGTGTGTAGTCCTGGCGGCATCAGTTTTTTTCTTGAAGTTCGGCTGATGTCCGCCCTTTTTAAAGTGAATTTTGTGATGCGGTGAATGCGGCTAAGCGCACGTGGCACAGTTAAAAGTCATGTTAGTCCTTATTGGTTTGGGTGGGAAAGCCGACTGTAATTGTTAACTGGTTGCAGTCACCTGGAAGCACCAGGCACCGCATCAACAAAGTTCATTTGTAAAAATGGAGATAATTATGATTGCACATCACTGCGGAACTGATGAAATACCACGTCAGTGTGTGACTCCTGGTGATTATGTTCTTCATAACGGCCGGACATATATTGCCTCGGCAAACAATATTAAAAAGCGAAAACTTTATATTCGTAACCTGACTACAAAAACATGCATTTCTGACTGCATGATTAAAGTCTTCCTCGGTCGTGATGGTTTACCTGTAAAGGCGGAGTCATGGTGATGACTAAGAAAATAAAATGTGCTTACCACCTTTGCGATAAAGAAGTTGAAGAAAGCAAAAGCATTACAAGACCACTTCATTTCATGCGTGGAGTTATCCCAACAACGGAAATGAAAAAATATTGTAGTGAAATCTGTGCCGAAAAAGACCAGATGGCACACGAACTTTAATTAACTGAGTATTCGAAACTGAATTTATGCCAGCAATGGCAGGGATTCGCTCAACCTTAATTAAGGAGAAAAACATGATTACCAATTATGAAGCCACTGTTGTAACTACCGATGACATTGTTCACGAGGTTAATCTGGAAGGAAAGCGTATTGGCTACGTGATTAAAACAGAAAATAAAGAAACCCCATTCACTGTGGTTGATATCGACGGTCCATCAGGCAACGTTAAAACACTTCACGAAGGTGTCAAAAAAATGTGCCTGGTGCATACCGGAAAGAATCTGCCCGCAGAAAAAAAAGCCGAATTTCTGGCAGCTCTGATTGCAATGAAATTAAAAGGTGAAATCTGAAAGAGATAGCCTGCGTATGGCGCAGGCTATGAGCAGTGTGTATCCGGCAAGATCATTCACTGAACAAAACGAATTTTAATCTGAGTTGAGGTTAAAAAACAATGAGCACAAAACCACTCTTCCTGTTACGGAAAGCGAAAAAATCATCCGGTGAACCTGACGTCGTCCTGTGGGCAAGCGACGATTTTGAATCGACCTGTGCCACTCTGGACTACCTGCTCGTTAAGTCAGGTAAAAAACTGAGCAGCTATTTTAAACCTGTTGCCACGAATTTTCCTGTCGTTAATGACCTTCCCCCTGAAGGTGAGATCGATTTTACCTGGAGTGAACGCTATCAACTCAGCAAAGACTCCATGACCTGGGAACTAAAACCGGGAGCAGCGCCAGACGACGTTCACCATCAGGAGGATGCACCGGAAACCGAAGAACTGGCGGGAGGCCAGGAAGAAAACACACGGGCAGACGCTCACGGGGATTGCCAGGATTGCGAAATCTCTGTATCTACTTTGCGGTTCACACAGCGTCTTCTGCACATTTTTACCTATGCGGCCGGGGATCGGAAATACCTGCATCATGCCACCCGAGAACAACGCGAACACATTACTGCTCTTGAGATGGATCAGGAAAACAGCTATGTCCAGAATCTGCTGTTGGCCATACGCGGCATGGCAGAACCGACAACTCTGGATAATGCCGCCCTGCTCCGCCTGACTGATGCAATTAAGGCAGTTTTCTCTATCACGAAAAAACATCAGCCCTATGAATTTAAGAATTTCATTTCAGCCTGGCTGGATACCGAACACATTGATCGCGGTCTTCTGACAAAAGAATGGCGAAAAGGGAATCGTGTTTCACGCATCACTCGCACGGCTTCCGGTGCTAATGCTGGCGGCGGGAACCTCACCGATCGCGGCGAAGGTTTCGTCCACGATCTGACGTCACTGGCGCGCGATGTAGCCACTGGCGTACTGGCCCGTTCAATGGACGTGGACATCTATAACCTTCATCCGGCACACGCTAAACGCATTGAGGAAATTATCGCTGAAAATAAACCGCCCTTTTCTGTTTTCCGCGACAAATTCATCACCATGCCTGGCGGGCTGGATTATTCCCGCGCCATCGTGGTTGCGTCCGTGAAAGAAGCACCAATTGGGATCGAGGTCATCCCCGCACACGTCACTGAATATCTGAACAAAGTACTGACTGAAACCGATCATGCCAACCCTGATCCGAAAATCGTGGATATTGCCTGCGGTCGCTCCTCTGCCCCGATGCCGCAGCGAGTAACAGAAGAAGGAAAACAGGATGATGAAGAAAAACCGCAACCATCTGGAACAACGGCAGATGAACAGGGAGAGGCTGAAACAATGGAACCGGACGCAACTGAACATCATCAGGACACGCAGCCGCTGGATGCTCAGTCACAGGTAAATTCTGTTGATGCGAAATATCAGGAACTGCGGGCAGAACTCCATGAAGCCCGGAAAAACATTCCATCAAAAAATCCTGTCGATGCCGATAAATTGCTTGCCGCATCACGTGGTGAATTTGTTGACGGAATTAGCGACCCGAACGATCCGAAATGGGTTAAGGGGATCCTGACTCGCGATTCCCAGCCAGAAACGGAACAAAACACACCAGAAACGGAAAAAATCAGCCCGGATGTGAAACAACCTGAGCCAGTAGTGCAACAGGAACCGGAAATAGCCTGCAATGCCTGCGGCCAGACTGGCGGGGATAACTGCCCTGACTGTGGTGCGGTGATGGGCGACGCAACATACCAGGAAACATTCGATGAAGAGAATCAGGTTGAAGCTAAGGAAAATGATCCGGAGGAAATGGAAGGCGCTGAACATCCGCACCATGAGAATGCTGGCAGCGATCCGCATCGCGATTGCAGTGATGAAACTGGCGAAGTCGCAGCTCCCGTAATCGTAGAAGACATAGAGCCAGGTATTTATTACGGAATTTCGAATGAGAATTACCACGCGGGTCCCGGTGTCAGTAAGTCTCAGCTCGATGACATTGCTGATACTCCCGCACTGTATTTGTGGCGTAAAAATGCCCCCGTGGACACCACAAAGACAAAAACGCTCGATTTAGGAACCGCTTTCCACTGCCGGGTACTTGAACCGGAAGAATTCAGTAACCGCTTTATCGTAGCACCTGAATTTAACCGCCGTACAAACGCCGGAAAAGAAGAAGAGAAAGCGTTTCTGATGGAATGCGCAAGCACAGGAAAAACGGTTATCACTGCGGAAGAAGGCCGGAAAATTGAACTCATGTATCAAAGCGTTATGGCTTTGCCGTTGGGGCAATGGCTTGTTGAAAGCGCCGGACACGCTGAATCATCAATTTACTGGGAAGATCCTGAAACAGGAATTTTGTGTCGGTGCCGTCCGGACAAAATTATCCCTGAATTTCACTGGATCATGGACGTGAAAACTACGGCGGATATTCAACGATTCAAAACCGCTTATTACGACTACCGCTATCACGTTCAGGATGCATTCTACAGTGACGGTTATGAAGCACAGTTTGGAGTGCAGCCAACTTTCGTTTTTCTGGTTGCCAGCACAACTATTGAATGCGGACGTTATCCGGTTGAAATTTTCATGATGGGCGAAGAAGCAAAACAGGTAGGTCAGCTGGAATATCACCGCAATCTGCGAACCCTGGCTGACTGCCTCAATACCGATGAATGGCCAGCTATTAAGACGTTATCACTGCCCCGCTGGGCTAAGGAATATGCAAATGACTAAGCAACCACCAATCGCAAAAGCCGATCTGCAAAAAACTCAGGGAAACCGTGCACCAGCAGCAATTAAAAATAACGACATGATTAGTTTTATTAACCAGCCATCAATGAAAGAGCAACTGGCAGCAGCTCTTCCACGCCATATGACGGCTGAACGTATGATCCGTATCGCCACCACAGAAATTCGTAAAGTTCCGGCGTTAGGAAACTGTGACACTATGAGTTTTGTCAGTGCAATCGTACAGTGTTCACAGCTCGGACTTGAGCCCGGTAGCGCCCTCGGTCATGCATATTTACTGCCTTTTGGTAATAAAAACGAAAAGAGCGGTAAAAAAAACGTTCAGCTAATCATTGGCTATCGCGGCATGATTGATCTGGCTCGCCGTTCAGGTCAAATCGCCAGCCTGTCAGCCCGTGTTGTCCGTGAAGGTGACGAGTTTAATTTCGAATTTGGCCTTGATGAAAAGTTAATACACCGCCCAGGAGAAAACGAAGATGCCCCGGTTACCCACGTCTATGCTGTCGCAAGACTGAAAGACGGAGGTACTCAGTTTGAAGTTATGACGCGCAAACAGATTGAGCTGGTGCGCAGCCAGAGTAAAGCTGGTAATAACGGGCCGTGGGTAACTCACTGGGAAGAAATGGCAAAGAAAACGGCTATTCGTCGCCTGTTCAAATACCTGCCCGTATCAATTGAGATCCAGCGTGCAGTATCAATGGATGAAAAGGAACCACTGACAATCGATCCTGCAGATTCCTCTGTATTAACCGGGGAATACAGTGTAATCGATAATTCAGAGGAATAATTCAGCCTGGCGGTGTAATGCACCGCCAACTTGAAATATTCTTTATGAGAAAAATCACGAGATATGACAATGTTAAACCATGTCCATTTTGTGGTTGTCCATCAGTAACGGTGAAAGCCATTTCAGGATATTACCGAGCGAAGTGTAACGGATGCGAATCCCGAACCGGTTATGGTGGAAGTGAAAAAGAAGCACTCGAAAGGTGGAATAAACGAACCACTGGAAATAATAATGGAGGTGTTCATGTATAAAATTACCGCCACTATTGAAAAGGAAGGTGGCACTCCTACTAACTGGACAAGATATTCAAAATCTAAACTAACGAAATCAGAATGCGAAAAAATGCTCTCAGGTAAAAAAGAAGCAGGCGTTTCCAGAGAGCAGAAAGTAAAACTGATAAATTTTAATTGCGAGAAACTTCAGTCCTCGTGAATTGCATTGTATTCAAATTAAAACTTCATAGCTGATTATTAATAATCAACATCAGGCGTCAATTTCAGTCTAACATTGGCGCCTGCCAGAGGTGATGCGATGGCACAAGTAATCTTTAATGAAGAGTGGATGGTTGAATACGGCCTGATGCTTCGCACTGGTCTGGGGGCCAGACAAATTGAAGCATACCGCCAGAACTGTTGGGTGGAAGGCTTCCACTTCAAACGAGTATCTCCTTTAGGTAAGCCAGACAGCAAACGAGGGATTATCTGGTACAACTATCCAAAGATAAATCAGTTTATCAAAGACTCATGATATGTCTAAATTACCAACAGGTGTCGAGATTAGAGGTAGAAACATTCGCATCTGGTTCATGTTTCGAGGAAAACGATGTCGGGAAACATTAAAAGGCTGGGAGATTACAAACAGTAATATTAAAAAGGCCGGAAATTTAAGAGCGCTGATAGTTCATGAAATAAACTCCGGTGAATTTGAGTATTTAAGACGTTTTCCCCAGTCCAGCACTGGGGCAAAAATGGTGACAACGAGAGTCATAAAAACATTCGGGGAGCTTTGTGATATCTGGGCAAAAATTAAAGAGACAGAGTTAACAACAAACACAATGAAGAAAACGAAATCACAATTAAAAACACTCAGGATAATAATTTCTGAAAGTACCCCGATATCACATATTCGTTATAGCGATATCTTAAATTACCGGAATGAACTGTTGCATGGAGAAACGCTTTACCTGGATAATCCAAGATCTAACAAAAAAGGAAGAACCGTGCGCACAGTTGATAACTATATCGCCCTGCTCTGTTCTTTGTTACGTTTTGCTTATCAGTCGGGATTTATATCAAACAAACCATTTGAAGGAGTAAAAAAATTACAGCGAAACAGAATAAAGCCAGATCCGTTATCTAAAACAGAATTCAATGCATTAATGGAAAGTGAAAAAGGACAGAGCCAGAACTTGTGGAAATTTGCCGTTTACTCCGGGCTTCGTCACGGGGAACTGGCAGCTCTGGCGTGGGAGGATGTGGATTTCGAGAAGGGAACTGTGAATGTCAGAAGAAACCTGACGATACTGGATATGTTCGGTCCCCCAAAAACAAATGCCGGGATCCGGACGGTAACATTACTACAGCCAGCTCTTGAAGCACTGAAGGAGCAATACAAACTGACCGGGCATCATCGCAAAAGCGAAATCACTTTTTATCATCGGGAGTACGGCAGAACCGAAAAGCAAAAACTGCATTTTGTTTTCATGCCCAGGATGTGTAACGGAAAACAGAAACCTTATTACTCGGTAAGCAGTTTGGGTGCGAGATGGAATGCAGCAGTAAAACGTGCTGGTATTCGCCGCCGTAATCCGTACCATACGCGACATACTTTTGCCTGCTGGCTGTTGACGGCAGGAGCGAACCCGGCATTTATAGCCAGCCAGATGGGGCATGAAACTGCGCAGATGGTGTATGAAATTTACGGTATGTGGATTGATGACATGAACGACGAACAGGTAGCTATGTTGAATGCGCGGTTATCGTAG